AGCTCGTGACCGACACCCTGACCGAGTTCACCTGGGTCGAGCCCGACGAGGTCCACCTCGTGGGCGCTGCGGCCAACGGGTTCCCCGCGCCCCTGTTGGCGAAGGCGACCGAGGCCCTGGACGACGTGCTCGACAACATGACGTTCTCGGACGACCGCGCCGTCAAGTACGTCTCCGCACAGGCCCGACGTAAGTACGCCAAGACCGGCGTCGCGATGCCCAACGGCGACTTCCCGATCCCCGATGAAGGCCACCTGCGCTCCGCAGTCGGCCGTCTCGGCAACTACAAGGGTGACGCGGCGAAAGCCAAGGCCCACATCATCAAGCGTGCGAAGGCCCTCGGTGCCACGCACCTTCTCCCGGAGGACTGGCACGTGAGCAAAACAGCAGACGCAGAAGACGCCGAGAAGGAGACCGCCCCCGACAAGGCCGTCCCGCGCTCGGAGGCCGAGTCCCAGACCGACGAGGTCTCAGAGGACGTGGCCGTGGGTTGCGACCCCGACAACGAGGACGGCGGCGAGTCGCACGAGAGCGGCTGGACGGCCGACATGCACACAGGCCAGGGCACGACCGCCGACGACAAGGCGGTCCCCAGGGCCGAAGCAGATTCGCAGACCCCCGGAGCCCAGAAGGACACCGGCACAGGACGTGGAGACACGGCCCCGGACGGTGAGGCAGAGGCACGCAGTGCCGAAACCGAATCGGAGTCACAGACCGACGAGGTCGAAAAGGCCGACGCCCCCGGCTCCCCGGCGTGGGAGCACAAAGACGTCGCACTCGGCGAGAAGGCCGAGGAACTGGTCTCACAACTGGCGGGCGTGGTCCACACGTTCACCGAACGAGAGAAGGCCGAAGGGGGTGCGTCGAAAGAGCTTCGGCGTGCTGCCAAGGCAGCCCGGAGCCTCCTGAAGAACCCCGACAGACTACGAAAGGTAGCGGAACAAATGACCGACACGAGCGAGCTTGTGAAGGTGCTCGGCGAGTACGACGAGGCTCGCCGTGCCGAGAAGAAGGCGCAGAAGGAAGCCAAGGCCGCGAAGGCTGCGAAGCAAGAGAAGAAGGCTGCAAAGGCTGCTGAAAAGGCGGCGGAGGCAACCGACGACTCCGAGCAGAACCCCGAGCTGGCCAAGGCCCGCGCCGAAATGACCGCTCTCCAAGAGCGCGTCGCGAAGATGGAGTCCGCCGATGCCAAGCGCATCGTCACGGACCCGAGTGCCCTGGTCACCGCACTGCGCGGCGGCCCTGAGAGCGCAGCCAACGTCTTCAAGCAGATGGAAGACGACCTCGCAGCGGCCAAGGAGGTGTGGGAGAAGAACCCGTCCCGCACCAACGAGGCCCGGATGCAGCAGGCCGGCACCCGTCTGGCGAAGGCCAAGCTCATCGCTCAGGACAGCGCCCGCACGGAGGACCCGAGGTACGTCTCCGCGAGTCTCCGCGGACAGGGCTTCCCCCTGTTCACCAACAGCCAGTCCTACACCGACCCTCAGGTCGAGGACAGGCGCTAAGCACGTTCCCATTTCCCCGCACCAGGGGAGCCCGCGCAGTGCGCGCCTGGTGGTAACTCGAAAGGAGTTGCCCCATGTCCTGGGGTGCGGACGTCCTCCAAGTCACGGAGGACACCTTCCAACTCATCAAGGCCGCCACGAGCGGCATCAACACGACAACCGGCATCGCTGGTATCGACCTCATGCGGACACTCGTGTCCTGGGTGCCGGTCGACACGCCCTTCTTCACGTCGACCCCCCGCGGGCCGGCGAGCCAGGGCGCGACCAGGGCCATCTACCAGGCGCTGACCAACGTCAACACACAGCAGCCCACAGGTGGCACGAAGCTGAACGAGGCTTCACCTGTCGCCAAGATTGAGAACCAGTGGGTGTACTCGCCGTATGCCAAGGTCGGCTTCGGTGGCACGGTCAGCCAGGACGCCCTGGCACAGGCCGAGGGATACGCGACAGTGCTCGCGGTCGACACGCTTCAGACGGTGAACCAGGTGCTGATCGCCCTGGAAATCCACCAGCTGAACGCGCAGTCGTTCGCGTGCCCGACGCCGGGTACCCCGACGCTCACCCTGCACTCGTCGGGTGGCTCCATCGCCACCGGCAAGAAGGTGACCGTGAAGTGTGCGGTCGGCAGCGGTGTCAACTGGTACAGCGGCGGGGCGAGCGTGCCCGGCACGACAGCCCACGTCACAACCGCGGCCAACACATCGTCGGTCACGGCGTCGGTGACGGCGGTCAAGACGGCGGCTCGTTACGACTGGTATGTCAAGTACACAACAGGGGCGTTCTACTACTACACCACGACCCCTGTGAACACCGTCACGATCACCAAGAAGATCACAGCCAACGCGAACGTGCCGACGACATATGCCGGCCTGCACAACGCTGGCTCGGCGGGACCCGCGGCAGCGACGACAGCAACGACACACCAGTCGTACTGGCAGAACGGCCTCGTGTCCTCGATCCTCGGTGACTTCGACCACCAGCCGACACAGGCGTTCACCGCGACAAACGGCGCGAACCTCGTCGCCCCTGGCACAGGGACGGCGCAGGGCTCGTACTACCAGTCGCTCACAGGCGCTGCGCTGTCGGTCCAGGGTGCCGGGTTCACACAGATCGACGAGATGAACCGGAAGATCTACGACAAGTGGCGGGTCAGCCCCAGCCGCTTGCTCATGGGCTCCCAGGTCATCACGGACTTCTCCAACGCGTTCTTGGACAACCCGCAGGCAGTCCTGTGGATGCGTCCTGACGCAGCGGACGGTCGTCTGAACGGCACGATGGGCGGCCACGTCGCCATGTACGGGAACAAGACCGTCGACGGAAAGACGATCGAGCTCCACCTCATGCCGTACCTGCCTCCGGGCAAGATCGTGGCAGTCATCGACTCGCTCCCGTTCCCGGGCGCGAACGTCACCTCGAGCCTCCAGGTGCGTACCCAGTACGACTTCTTCAGGTTCGACTACGGCGCAAACCGGACGGCCACAAGCGCATCGGGTGGTCCGCGGTACGACTTCGAGGTCGCAAGCCTCCAGGCGTTCGTGAACCGCTCCAGCCCGGTAATGGGCGTTTTGGACAACATCGGCGCAGGCGTCGCCTGATAGCCGCTCACTCTCGCGAGGGAGGGACGGCGCGCGGCTCCCGCGCCCTCCCTCCCCGCGGGTTCATCTAGAGAGGAGCCTCACATGCAGAAGGTCCAGATGTTCCACGTCGCCCGCGTCCGCGTACGCGGCCTCAACGGCGTCCAGCAAGAGGAGCGCCTGCGGGTCTGCGACTCGGACTCCGTGTCGCACGCGGGCAAGGAGTACAAGGCCGGTGACGACGGGTGGATCGAAGTCCCCTTCGACGTCTACGAGTCCCTCAAGCGGGTGCAGATCAAGCACCAGTCGGGCAACGGCTACATGAAGTGGTGCACCCCGGCCGACGTGGACGAGACAATCAAACTCGGCCTCGCAGACCGGGTCCCCCAGCCGCGGGAGCCCGCACGCAGGGCAGCCAAGGCAAGTGCCCAAACGGCTTGACGCAGAGCAGACGGTCGACAGCGCGCTCGTGTTCATCCGGTCCCTCCAAGCCGAGGGCTGGGGCGTCGCGCACATGGAGCACCACGTCGAGTACGCGTCGCTGAAGTCGGGGTCGAAGCGGCTTCCGATCGGAGCCACGGTCACCATCCGCCTCACCCCGTCGCGCTAGGAGGGTCCCGATGGCCGCGCCGTATGTCCCGACGGCGTTCTCCACGCCGGTCATCTCGCCCAGTGCTGGCTCGGTGGGGGCCAACCCGATCCCGTACGTCTCCATCTCCGAGTACCAGTTCGCCCCGACGGCAATGGCCATCGGGCAGCTCGTGCCGGGGGGGTTCACGACGACACAGCTCCAGTCGCTCGCAGACGTCATCCGCCGCGCCTCGCGCTGGGCGGACAATATCTGCTTCGGCGCCGACCCCGACGGCAAGGCGTCCCTCGCCGCATCCGTCTCGGTCGAGTCCCAGTGGGCCAAGGTCGTCAACGGCGCGCTGCGCCTGGCCTGCGACTACCGGCCTATCGAAGTCGTCGGCATCGACGTGGGAGCCTCGCCGACATCGGTGTCGTCGGTCGGTGCCACAGTCGCTGCACAGGTGCGCATCGGGCGCCGCACGATCGTCGTCCCGCTCGCCATCGGAAGCATCTTCCGCAGCAAGGACGTTCCGGCCATCACCCCCTACGCGACCCAGTTCGGCCGCGTGTACGCCGTGTGGTCCTACGTGAACGGCTTCCCCCACACGAAGCTCCACACGTCCGTCCTGTCCGGGGCCACTACCTGCGTCGTCACAGCGACCAACGGGGCCGGTGGTCTCTGGGGCGTCTACGCGGCGTCCGGCGCGTTCCTCGGCACCCAGCTCCAGATCATCGACGGGGTGAACACCGAGACCGTGTCGGTGAAGTCCATCACGGCCGGCACAACGACCACCACCCTCACGACGTCGGCCTTCCAGCACGCGCACACGGTCCCGACAGCGCCCGACTTCATCCCGGTCACCCAACTGCCCGAGGACATCCACCAGGCGTGCATCACACTCACCTCGGCGCTCATCAAGTCGACCCGGGGCTCCCGCACGATGGAGATGGCACGCGCTCCCGGCCAACCCCCCAGCCGCCAGGTGATGGCACAGGCGGGGGCGCTCGGCAACTGGGAGAACGCCTGCGACCTGCTCCACGACTACGGGATTCGTCAGAAGCTCTCGAAGGTGATCTGAGTGGGGAGACTCGCGGTCCGCAACGCCGTGACGAAAGCCGTCGGCACAGCGGCCATCACATACGTCGGCACGGTCTTCCCGGCTCGCCCGACCATCGTCCAAGAGCAGGACTACCAGCAGACGATGCAGGGGGCCTCGGTCCCCTCGTCGCCCAACGGCTCCAACGCCGTCATCGTCGTCAACATCACCTCGGACAAGCGCACGCGCGACCGCCTCACGGGACGCGGGGCCGTCGGGGACTTCAACGTCCACCAGATGGCGCTCGAAGTCTGGTTCGCGTCCAACAAGGGCACAGGCACAGCCGCCCAGAAGGACTACGACGCCGTCATCGACGGCCTGTTCGTGTTCATCCGCAACCACGCCACGATGACAGACGCCACAGTCGTCTGGTCCGCCGGTGAGTACCGGGCCGGCGTCGCCCACGAGCAGTCCGAGGCGTTCACGACAGCCACAGGGCTCGTCGTGTGGATCTTCGGTCTCGTGCGCTTCGAGGCGTGGGAGACAATCACCGGCTCGACAGTCTAAGGAGAACGATGCCCACCGTCACCAACACTTCGCCCGACCGTCGGGTCTGGACGCGCCTCCAGCGCGAGGACGGCCGCACGCTCGAGCTCGGCCCCGGCGAGTCCGCCGAGAACGTGGAGCTTCCCGAGGGCTTCACTTCGCAGTTCCTCTCGGTCGCAACCGAGCGCGCCACAAGGACGCCGTCCCGACGTCAGACGCCCCGCAAGGACGCAGATCCGACGCCAGAGGTCGAGGCCCCAGCGCCGGACCAAGAGCCGGTCGTAGAGGCCGAGCCCGCACCAGCACCCGACGAAGACCGGTAGTTCCCCCATCCACCTCCCGCCCCCGGAGCCGGGGCGCCTACTCCACGAGCGGGAGATCAGCAATGGCTGCTACAACCAGGAAGGCATACGCCTCCACAGAGTCCGTCATCCAGGCCGGCATCGAGGCGACACACGGCACACCGGCCTCCACCAAGTTCTCGATCCCGGTCAAGGGGCCGAAGTACAAGCCGAACCAGCTCGTCATCCCCGACGACACCATGCAGGGGACAATGCTGAGCGTCTACGACCAGGTGAACGGCCTGCGCTACGACGGCCACGGCTGGGACTCCTACCCGTACCTCTTGAACTTCCCGATCTTCGTCCGCGCCGAGCTCGGGTCGACGGACCACCTCACGACCGCCCCGACCTCGACGGTGCTCACGACAGCGGTGGCCAAGGGTGCGACGACCATCAAGACCACGGGGACCGTGGCGGCGGGGGACTGGATCACCTTCGGCACTGGCGCGACGACCGAGACGCACCGCGTGAAGTCGGTGACGGGAACGTACACACTGACCCTCACATACCCGACCCTGTACGCGCACGCCGCGACAGCAACGGTGACGGGTCTGACCGGCCACTCCTTCTCGCTCCTCAACACCGCGGGCACAGGCAACCAGCCGCCTTCGTGCACGTTGTGGGACTTCGACGGCGAGCGCTGCCGCCAGATGACCGGCTGCCAGCTCGACGACCTCACGCTCAAGGGCAACGCGACCGGCTTCGTCGACTACACGACGACCTGGTTCGGCAACCCCGCGACCAAGGTCACAGAGCCCTCCCCGACATTCTCGGGCGAGGCGCCTCCGGGGTGGACCGCCACGGCCTCCATCGGCGGGACGCAGGTAACGACGGTCGAGACATGGCAGTTCGACTTCAAGCGCGGCGTGAAGCCCATCCCGGCGCTTACGGGCAACCAGGAGTACTTCAAGTACTTTGCCGGCAAGCTCATGGCCACCGGCAAGCTCACGTTCGTCGAGCAGGCGACATCGCCCGAGCTGACCGCGTTCCTGACAACAGAGACCAAGGCGCTCGACATCCAGCTCTACGACATCAAGTCCGGGTTCGCCCTGCGGATTCACTCGACCAAGGCCAAGTACAAGGCCGGCGACATCACACGCGGCAGCGAGTGGGTCAAGGTCCCGATGACAATCCAGCTCCTCCCGTCGACGACAGACGCGGTGTCGGGTGGAGGGGGACGGTCGCCTGTGGAGATAACGGTGGCGAATTCTCAGGCGACGTCGTACTGACCGGTAGACGGTGCCGATCACAGTCACGGCCACGGTCGCGGGCCTCACCATCCTGGGCTCGCGGTTCGAGGAGGCCACGCGCCAGATCACGGCTGACGCCGCCCACATCGTCCAGGCCCGGGCGATGGTGGAGGCTCCGGTCGGCACGCCGGGCAACTCGACGAACTACCCCGGCGACCTGCGCCGCTCGATTGACGTACAAGGCCCGTACAACACGGGCGGGGAGTATGTCGCCCTGGTCGGCCCCACGGTCATCTACGGACGCCAGCGAGAACTCGGTGGCAACATCTACCCGAAGGCGGCGACCCTGCTCCGGTTCACGAAGTTCGGACAGACGGTCTTCACCTCGCACGTCTATCAGCACCCCAACCCCTACATGCTGCGAGGGGAGATGGCGTCCCTTCCGGCTATTGAGGCGGTCGTGTACGCGCGGCTGGCGGCGGTGATTGAGGAGACCTGACGCGGGGCTCGGTGGGACCCCACGCGTGGCCATCCCACCAGCGCGTCTCGCCGTCCGCGCACGGGTACCAGCCCGGCGGTTCGGACTTGGACCTGTACGAGTCGGCCAGCCAGAAGAGACCCAACACCAGGTCGCCCACGATCCAAAAGCCGACGACGGTCGGGGTGTGCGGGGTCGAGGTCACGCAGAGCGAGCGTGTCCCGAGGGTCACGCACCGCTGATCGGTGAAGGTCGCAAAGCCGATCCAAAGGGCGAGCATCAGGCCGTTGAAGGCCCACATGATCTTGCGCCAGTCGAACCGGTACCAGGCGGGGCCAGCGTCCATGTGTCTCATGTCGCACCTCCCGTGTCGGAGCCTACCCCCAAAGCAAGGAGCCAATCCATGAAGGACGTCACCATCCCCGGCGGGACCGCCAAGCTGCGCGACGAGGGGGATCTGACCCCCCGCCAGAAGAAGGCCCTGAAGGACGCCGCCTTCGCCGTGGGCCCCGTCTACCAGCGCCTCCGGGCCCAGGGGACCGAGCGAGCCCTCCAGGAGTCCTCCCTCTCGGCTACCGACCTGCGCCGCATCCGGGAGCTGAAGGAGGCGACCGTCTGCGCCCTGCTCGACTCCTGGTCCCTCGACGCCCCCCTCCCCACCGAGTCGACCATCGCCGACCTGGAGACAGAGCTGTACGACGCCCTTGTGGCGCTGATCGAGGCCGAGCCCGACAACACCGCGACGGACTTCTCGGTGAACCCGGACCCAAAAGCGCCTACCAGCGGAGCCGACGGTTCCTCTGGCACCTCCTCGGACGAAGCACCGAGCCCGTCACAGGAGAGCTCGCCGAGCGATGGGAGTCCTTCTGCTACCGACAGCTCTTCCCCGGAGTGACCCATGAGCAGTACCTCGACACGCCGGCCCACCGCATCGCCTGGGACTTCGAGATGGCCAGCATCCGCGCCGAAGTCCAGCGCGAGCAGATGAAGAGGAAGGACTGATGGCGGACCTGCTGCCCCCGGTGATCGTCCGCATCATCGGCACAGACGAGGGCCTCCTCACGTCCCTAGCCGAAGCGAAGACCGCGCTCGAGGACTTCGCCAAGAACGACTACCGGGTCAAGCTCACCGCGACACTCGGTGCCCTCCTCGCGTCCATCGAGAAGACGACGCGCGAAGCTGACGCGTTCGCCGCTGCGCACCCGATCGAGATGCAGGCGACGCTCCCGGGCCTCTCGCCCCTCGCGGCCAAACTCATCGCGGAGACGGCCGCCCTCCAGGCGACGGCGTCCGCCCACCCGATCGAGATCCCCATCACGGCGAGCGGCGGGTTCCTCTCCGGGCTCCTGGGTGGGGGAGCGGCGGGCATCGGGGGCCTTCTCGGCTCCATCCTGCCGATGCTGTTCAAGTCGGGCGGTGGTGCTGGTGGCGGCATCCTGGGAGGCATCCCCGGCCTCGGCGGCATCGCGGGCGCGCTCCCGGGCGGACTCATCCCTGCGGCCGCGGGTCTCGGCACCGAGTCC